CAGAGCTGCAAACAGGTACTGAAAAAACTGTAAAAACACAAGCAAAGGCCCAAGAGATTACAGGAGAAGGTGCAGGAACAGCTCCTATTGAATTAATAGATAACAAATTTATAAAAAATTTAGAAAAAGCTGTATCTGAAAACAGATTACCACCAGAGTTATTTCCTAAAGACTTTGATAGTTATAAAAATTCACTTTGGTATAAAGTAAAAGATGAAGGCGATATTGATGCTTTAATAGAAGTTATAGGTAAAAAATATCAAAAGAACGTTCAAAAATATCGTAGAGGAGCAGGTGGAATATTAAAAGATGCTGTTGTTAAAGATTTAGCAGATGAGCTTAATATGTCTATTGAAACAATCCAAAACAGAAAAATTGGAGATGTTTATAATGTTGAGGAAATGTTAGGTGCAATAAATCTATTAAAAGATTTTAAAGTACATTTAAAACTGGCCCTTAAAAAAGCTGTATCAGAAAATGCAGGAACAAAAGAAAAAGCTTTTGCTATGCAAATGGTACAAACTTATTCTTCTGTACTTAACCAGGTTATGGGAGCTAGAGCAGAGCTTGGTAGATCTTTTAGAATTTTAAGAGAAATGAAAAAAGCTACAGATATTTCTCAAAGTGAAGAACAAGCATTATCAGCTATTATGGAGAATACTGGTGGTAAAGAATTTAATGAACAAAAACTACAAGCTATTTATGGAATAATAAATTCTAATGAAGGATCTGCTGCTAAAGCAATCAAACAAATTAATTTAGCAACTACTAGAGAAATGTTATTCCAAATTTATTACAATAACCTTTTATCTGGTGTTGATACACACATGGTTAATTTAGGTGCAGGAGCTTTATTACAACACTTCCACCACCTGGCTAGATTTGCAGGAGGAACAAAAGGATCTATTCATAAAATGATTGACAAGCAGCACAAAGGTTTAACCTTTAAATCTGCTTTAGCAGGATACTATGGATATATGCAATCAATGGTAGATGGATTAAGAGTATTTTCTTCATCACTTTTAACTGGTCAATCTATAGATACATTTTCTAAAGTGCCAATAGATGACAGTATTTCTGGTGGAAAAATAAATGTTAGAAATCTTACTTACAATTCTGTTGGTAAGGTAAATAAAAGATTAAGAGAAAGAATTGAACAAGATCCAAACTTTTTAGCTGACAATGCTTTCTTTAAAGGAGCTGATGCAGTGCTAGATGTATCAACTAGATATGCTCCAAGATTTATGAAAGCTGCAGATGATATGATGAAGTTTATATTTTATAGATCAGAGCTGCATACTTATGCTTATACAAAAGCTTTAGATGAAGTAGAAAATGGAGTTATTGCAGATAAAGATTTTTCAAAAAGAGTAAAAGAAATTATTAATGATCCTATAAAACAAGCTCCAGATATTAGATTAAAATCTATTGAAGCTGCAAGAGATACAGTATTGCAAAGACCATTGGATAAATATGGAGCTGCTATTCATGCAGTTTTAAAAGAACAAACAAACTTACCTGGATCAGCAGTTATTGGAACAATGGCAAAATTAATTACTCCATTCTTTGGAACACTTTACAACTTAACTAAAGTTGGTGTTGAGCTAACTCCTGGTGTTAATTATGCCATGGCTAAATACATGAAAGGCAGCAAGCTTTACGAAATGTACCATTCTACAGATCCTGTACAAAGAGATATGGCCCAGGGCCATTTAATGATGAGTACAGTTATGGTTATGATGAGTACATTAATAGCATCAAAAGGTTATGTAAAAGGTGGAGATCCTATTTATGGAAATCAAAGAGATAATGATACTTTGAGATTTATGAAAACTGGGCCAGATGAGTATTCAATATTAATACCTTGGTCAAGATTAGATCCAGATGGAGAATACAAAGGTGTATTACATGATGGTAAAGATAGATCTTACCAAATCAATAGACTTGATCCTGCAGGACAATGGCTAACTATGGGATACAATTTAGCAGCTCTTTCTGAAGTTAAATCAGAACAAGAGATTGCAGAAGCTATTTTTAAAGCAGCTTTCTCTGTTGGAGAAAAAACTTTATCATCTCCTTTTGCAGGAAATATTGCTGACTTTATAGAAATATTCTCAAGTGATTTTTCTTCTGGAAATCCACAAGTTTTTTCAAAAAAAATTATAAAATGGGGTGCAAGAAATTTAGCAAACTTTGTACCTGGATCATCAAGAATGAGAATGAATATAGAAAAATTTGGAGATATTGATGAAAATGGAAACTTAATTGCAAGAACAGGAGATCTGCCAGATATATTTACTATTGAAGATCCTAATGATGGAAAGATAAAAACCTTTGTAGATAATGGAGATGGTACTTATGAGATGATTGAAAAATCAACTGGACTTGCAGATAACATTGTTAATAATTTTAATACAGAATTAACTAATGAAGTTATAAAAAGAACAGATAGACAAGAATTAGAACAAGCTATTGATTGGTGGGGAAGACCAGGAACAGAAGATCCAAGAGTTGGGCCTGCAGGTGTATTATGGTCGCCAGTTAAATTTAGAGATATGCCATGGCAGCAAGAAGATCTAATTAATACAGGTTTATTTACAGAAGAAGATTTAAAGAAAACAATACCTTTATTACATAGAAATGAAAAATTTGATGAAATTGCAAACTTTAGAACAGAGGATGGAAAATCATTATTTGAAAATACTTTAAATGTTGTGGGTATTGCAGGAGAGTTTGAAAGATTAAGTTTTGGCCCAAGCAATCATCCTGCTTATTTGTCAATTAGAGGACAAAGAATTCCATTAAGTAGAGAACAATACAATGATTATAAAAAATTAATTAATGGAGATTTTTCTGCACTTCCAGAAGATGTAATAAATGAAGCAGCTAATTATGTATCTCCAGAATACTATGAACAAGTTATGATGCCTGGAATAACATTAAAAGACAATCTTAAAAAACTTATGATTTCTGATGCTTATTATGTTTATGGATCTGATGATGATATGGCTACTACTTCTAGAGAAAAAATGATTACAAATGTTATTAATTTTCATAGACATGGAAAACCAGAACAATTTAAAAACAGTTTTGAAACTAGTGAAAATTTAAGAATTGGTTTAGATGGGCCAGATAAATTGTTACTTTTAAAATATCCAGATTTAAAGTATAAAGCACTTGAACTGACTAAAAATATTAATGACAGAAATGTTAAACCATTAAGAGAGGTTATAGGAGCAGAATAATATGGCAGTAAATCCAGTATTAACAGGAGAAAGACGAAATCAATATACTTCTTCTGGATCTTTAGGCCCTTACAATTTTACGTTTGTAATTTATGCAGATGCTGATTTATCAGTATATGTTGATGATACTTTAAAAACTTTATCAACTCATTATACAGTTTCAACAAATGCTAATGGTACTGGATCTATTACATTTACTTCTGGTAATGCTCCTGCCTCTGGAACACTTGTAACTATCATTGGTAACAAAGATATTTCAAGAACAACAAGATTTACTTCTGGTGGCCCTTTAACAGCAGATGCCCTGGAAACAGAATTCAATGCACAAACAGCTCTATTACAACAATTAGATGAAAAAATCTCAAGAGCTATTACACTTCCTATTGAAACAGATGCAACAAGACCAATAGAATTTCCTTATGATAATACAGAAGCTAACAATGCTGGTAGATTATTAAAATTTAATAGTGCAGGATCTGGATTAGAGCTAGGGCCTACTACAACTAACGTTGATGCTTTAGCAGCAATAGCTGCTGACATATCAACTGTCGCAGGTATCAGTGCTGATGTAACGAGTGTAGCTGCAGATGCTACCGATATAGGGATTGTTTCAACAAACATAGCTTCAGTTAATACAGTTGCAACCAACATTAATGATGTAATCACAGTAGCCAATGATTTGAATGAAGCTATATCAGAAGTAGAAACTGTCGCAGATGATTTGAATGAGGCTGTATCTGAAATTGACACAGTTGCAAATAATATTACAGATGTACAAACTGTAGGTAATGCAACTAATATTGCAAACATTACAACTGTCGCTGGACAAATTTCACCTACTAATAATATTTCAACAGTAGCTGGATTAAATACAGAAATTACCACAGTTTCAAATGCAAATGCAAACATTACTACGATTGCAACAAATCTAAATGGATCAAATACAATCGGTACAGTAGCTACTGATTTATCTGGATCTAATACAATAGGAACAGTAGCAACAAATATTGCTAGTGTGCAAAGTGTTGCATCAAATATTTCTGGTGTTAATTCTTTTGCAGAAAGATATAGAGTTGCTGCATCAGATCCAACTACAAGTTTAGATCAAGGAGATCTTGCATTTAATACAACTGGATCTGTATTAAAATATTATGATGGATCAGCATGGCAAACTGTTACTGCTGGTGGTATTACTGATGTCGTACAAGATAGTACACCACAACTAGGTGGCAATTTAGATCTAAATTCAAATGATGTAACAGGAACTGGAAATGTAAATATAACTGGAAATGTATCTTTAACTGGAACAGTAGATGGCAGAGATGTTGCTGCTGATGGAACTAAATTAGATACTATTGCTACAAGTGCTACTGCAAATCCAAATGCAATAGACAATGTAATTGAAGATCTTACTCCACAACTTGGTGGTAATTTAGATGTTAATGGAAATTCAATCGTATCAGCATCAAATGGAAATATTTCAATTACACCAGATGGAACAGGTAAAGTTATTATAGATGGTTTATCACACCCAACTTCAGATGGAACAGCAGATCAAGTTTTAAAAACTGATGGTGCTGGTAATTTATCTTTTGCAGATGTATCTGGTGGTACATCTTGGCAATCAAGTATCGTAACAGGAACAACTTTATCAGCAGTAGCTGGAAATGGTTATTGGATTGATACAACTTCAAATGCTTGTACTGTTACACTTCCAGCATCAGCAAGTGTTGGAGATACAATAGAATTTTCAGATTATAAAAGAACTTGGGGAACAAATAATGTTACTATAAATCAAAACAGTTTAAACTTTCAAGGAAACTCATCTCCTAATCCAGTTTATGATGTTAATGGTCAATCAGTAAGAATAGTTTATTCTGGTGCAACACAAGGTTGGATACCAATAGTAGATGATGATGTTACTCTTGAAACTCCACAATCTTACACAATAGATTTTTTAGTTATCGCTGGAGGAGGTGGAGGAGGTGGCGAACCTGCTGGTTATCAAGGTGGTGGAGGAGGTGCTGGAGGCTATAGAAATTCATACTCTACAGAATCTTCTGGTGGAGGTGGTTCTTCTGAAACTTCATTAACTTTACATACTGGAACTGTTTATACAATCACAGTAGGTGGTGGTGGTGCTAGGCAAGTTTTTCCATTTACCGTTTCAGATAGTGGAGGTAATTCATCTATTTCTGGTTCAGATATAACTGACATTGTTTCAACTGGAGGAGGTGGTGGTGGAATTGGACAAGCAACAAATCCTGGTGCATCTGGTGGTTCTGGTGGTGGTGGTTCAAATGGTTCTGGCTCTCCAGGTACAGGAGGAAGTGGTGGAAGTGGAACATCAAATCAAGGTTTTAGTGGAGGTTCTGGTTTTCCACATTCTGCTTCTGACCCAAACTTACAATCTGGTGGTGGAGGAGGTGCTGGTGGTTCTGGTGGAAATGGAAATTCATCAATTGCTGGAGATGGTGGAGATGGTTTAAATTCTGCTATAACAGGATCAACAGTTGCTAGAGCTGGTGGTGGTGCTGGAGGAACATTCAATCAAACTGCTGGTAGTGCTGGATTAGGAGGAACTGCTGATGCTACAAGTGGTGCTGTTAATTCTGGTGCTGGAGGGGGTGCTAATGCAAGTGGAGGTTCGGGAGTTGTAATACTTCGTATGGCTGACGCAAATTATTCTGGCACAACAACTGGAAGTCCAACAGTTACTACTGGTGTTGGTGGTACAGATACAGTTTTAGTATTTACAGGAAATGGAAGTTACACAGCATAGGAGATATTTATGGCACATTTTTCAAAATTAGGGATCGGAAATATAATTGAAACAGTAGTAGTAGTATCTAACGATATTGCAACAACTGAACAAGCAGGTGTAGAGTTTTTACAAAATTTATATAACGATAGAGCAGTTTGGAAACAAACATCATACAATACTTATGGAGGACAACATTTATCTGGTGGAACTCCTTTTAGAAAAAATTATGGTGGTAAAGGTATGATATATGACCAAACTAGAGATGCTTTTATTACACCAAAACCTTTTGAAAGTTGGATATTAAATGAAACAACTTGTTTATGGGAAGCACCTATTAGTAAACCAGAATTGACACAAGAACAAATAGATAATAATAATTATTATGTTTGGAATGAAACTAATACAAGCTGGGAATTAGTATAATAAATATATAATTATTGGTGTGAAAAAATTTAATAACCCATCTTGGAATTTTTATTTAGATCAAATTTATACTTATGCCTTTAGTGAAAAAGTATTTTCTCAAATTGAATGTGAAAAAATAATTAAAATTGCTAAAAAAAAAGGTATGATTAAAGGTATCACTAGAGGTGTAATAAATGATGTTAGATCAAGTGAAATAAGTTGGTTGTATGCTACTGACGATTTAGATTGGGCTTTTAGAAAAATCACAGATATTGTTCTATTTTTAAATAATAAATATTTTAATTTTGATATTTTTGGACTTAATGAGGGATTACAATTTACAAATTATAAAGCACCATCAGATAAATATGGAAAACATATTGATAGAGGACATGGTAATTTAGTAAGAAAATTATCATTATCTATACAACTTACTGACCCTAAAGAATATGAGGGTGGAGAATTAATTTTATATGAAGATGAAAAAGGTTTAGAAATGAAAAAAGAACAAGGAACATTAGTATTATTTCCATCTTATACTTTACATGAAGTAAAGCCTGTAACTAAAGGAGAAAGAAATTCTTTAGTTTCTTGGGTAACAGGAAAACAGTTTAAATAACAGAGTTGATACTTTTTATAAAGGAACTGTAGGATCTAATACTAATTTAACTGAATTGATTTTGTGAATTTAAAATGTTATTTACGTATTTAACAATAATTTAAAAAAATAGGAACATACATGAATTTTAAATTTGATAAGAAAGAATACGATAGCGATAAACTTTCAGATAATGGTAAGTTTTATTTAACAAAATTACAAAATATAAATGCTAAACAACAACAATTATCTTTAGAGTTTCAAGACTTGAGTATATTAAAAGTTAAATATACCGAACTGTTGAAAGCTGAACTTCCTAAAGATGAAGAAGCTAAAGAAGATAAGGCAGAAGCTGATGTGGAATAATTTTATGAAAGATTGGGATGAAAGTATCTTTAAAATTAAAGAAGTTAAAAAAGAAACTTTATCATTATCTGATAAGATATTTAAAATTTATAGGGATGCTTGGAACAGATTAGTTGAAAATTTTAAATGGGATGACCAATGAAAATAATTAAGAAAAGAAAAACAGCAGCTCAAGCAGTAACCCTTGCAAAAATTAATACAAAGCTAGACCATATTCATAGAGATCTTGAACAGAATACAAAGGATATAGCAGCTCTAAAAGAGCAAATGGCTATGGGTAAGGGTGGGTTGAAAGTAATAGCATACATGGGTGGTATCCTGGCAGGAATAATCGCCTTAATAAAATTTGTAAAATAGTGTATATCTCTCTCCATGAGAGATACAAAAACATTAGAAAACTTCGCAAAGAAAGTAGAAAGAAAACTTAAAGAAATGAAAGTCTTTAGGTATGCAAAGAAGGAAGTAGAAACAGGAGCTAATGGTACACAAAGATACGTTATTAAAAAAGGTGTTAATAAAGGTAAAGTTGTTTAATGAAAATATCAGAAAATACTTCAGTTGCCTTACCAATAAGAAATTTACTTGCGATTGTAGGAGCAGTGGCTCTAGGTGTATGGGCCTATTTTGGCATTATTGAAAGACTTAATAGTTTAGAAACTGCAGATAAACTTCAGCAGCAAGATCTCCTGGAGGCGAGCAAGCAGCTCCCTGTGGATCAAGAACAATTCATGCTTCTTGAACATATAGCAGAAGGTTTAGAAAAACTAACAACTAGAGTTGATGGCATGATGAACAATAGAGTTAATATTGAAAGACTACAAATGGATGTAGGAAAACTCCAGGTGGATGTAGAAAAATTGAAAGACAGTGTTAGAGCTAACATTGGAAAATTAAATGGAAATCATTAATGTATCAGTTAGTATTTGCATTGTGTTTGTTTATTAATGGAGAGCTTGTTGAGCATAGAATACAAGATAGTTTATCCACCTGCCTCAAGATGAAACGTGAGGCCCAAAGAAATATGGAGATGAATAACAAGCAATTTATGTGTGGAGAAGTTGAGGCAGAGCTAGAAAAAAATATTGATGGCAGTAAAACAATTAAAAGAATTGTAAGTAGTAAGTAATGGCTAAACAAAAATTTACAGATTTTGTACCAAGGCCAAAGCCCAGAAAGAGGCCAGGTCGTCATGCAAAATCTCCCAATAAAAAATATACAAAGAAAAAATACAAGGGCCAGGGGAGATAATTCAACTGTTGATTTGTATGCAAATATTTAATAAAGGTAAATCATGTTACCAATTCTAGGTTTTTTAAAAAATCCCTTGTTCCAATTAGTGGCCCAAAAAACTGTTGGAGCTATCTCTCATAAGATTGAGAAAGATAAAATAGTTAAAGCAAAAGAGCTTGAAGCTGCAGCTCAAGTATCAGTGGCCCAGGTTAATCAACAATCAAAGTCTATTAAGGATGAGTTGCTAACAATTTTTATTATTGCTATCCTGGCTTGTTGTTTCATTCCACAAACGCAGCCTTATATGGAAGTGGGATTTCAAATGTTAAAAGAAAAAGCACCAACTGAATTTTGGTGGGCAGTATTAATTGTATTCTCTGGAAGTTTTGGATTATCAACTTTAAATAATATTCGTAAAAAATAATGCAGGAATTAAAAGAAAGAATTAAGCAGCATGAAGGGTTCAGAAGAACAGTGTACCTAGACAGCCTGGGTAAGAGAACAGTGGGCTATGGGCATTTGTGTGTAGAGGATCATTGGGAGGATGGCAAAGAATACGATAAAGAATATTTGGATAATGTTTTTGAACAAGATTTTCAAAATGCTTTTGACCAATGCCAAAACCTTTGCAACGATTATGATTTAGATATTACAGAAACTGCAACAGAAGTTTTAATAGAAATGATATTTCAATTAGGTATTGGAAACGTAACTAAATTTAAA